TTTCTTGCAACAGCTAATTGTTCTTTTAGAGCAGCTGTAACTCTTTTTTCTGCGGTAGCATAAGAAGTAGCTCTGCCAATAGTCTCTTTTATGACACTATTTTGCTCCTTCATTAGTTCTACAAAAGCACGATTATACTTTTTAACTTCTACTGTAGCAGTTCCAACTTTTTTAAATGCATTCGCAGCAGCAGATAATTTATTTATAGAATCTTGAAGCCCATCAATCTTAAAATCGACTTTTGCCCCACCTAGATTAATCATATCATCGCCTCATTCGTAACGCAGACCATCCAGCGTCAACTGCTTTAGTATCAACTCTATGTTCACTTATAAAGTGTGGATGCAAAAGTTTCTCCGTGTAATCTTTAATCTCTTTCTGAACCGTAGGTTCATATCTGTGAAGGTTAATATGTTGACTCATCATTGTATACTTAGAGGCCCTCTGTCTGAGAGCCTCCTTGTATACTAAATCTAGTTTTTGAGAAGAAAACAACAGTAAGGCTTGCTCGGAATAAGAGGGAAACTCACTCATGATAGTGAATATCCTCTTAAGCAACTCATTATCTAAGTCTGAGGTTTCATATCGAACAAGCTCGCTAACAAAAAATCAACAGCACCTTTAATTTCCACCATGCCAATCTTGTTAAACTTATCAGGAGTAACATTACAAATTTGAGCCAGAACTTTTTGCATTGCTTGTGAATCCTGCTCGGAACCTTCAGCAGTTTCCAACTTAGAGATCTTAGCCATTGTTTCTGGCATAATCTCCCTAACAGTGTAAGAAGCTCCATCACTCAGTTTAAGTTCAACAGCACGACTGTCAAGAAATGCGCCACCTTCGAAAACCTTAGCCATTGTATTTCCTTTCTAAAACTGTTGTGTAGGTTATATACAACCTAAGTTATTAAGCGTTAGTGACAGTCTCATCGCCAAAGTAGTACGAAACAACCTTAGCATTCGGTGAAGCAGTACCCCAGTTAGCAGATACAGACTTCGGAAAGCACTTGAGAGTAATTCTAAGCACACGCTGATTCTCACCATCGTATGGAAGTTCTACGTTCGACATGATTGCCGCCGCAGGAAAAGTAATAACATCTGTTAATGCGGTTGAAGGGACACCAGAGACATATTTAGTAAGTACCAGTTGCTGAGATACAGCAAGCATAGAAGTACCAACTTTATTCTCACCAGGTACGACTGAAGGAGTTGCACCGAGAACCTCTTGACCAAGAGCAGTAGCAATCGTAGCTAGCCCAAGTTCTGCAAGAGAGAGTTCAACTTCAACGGTAGTACCAGTGATAATAGTATCTTCTGGCGACGAACCATACTGATCAGACTTAAGATCAACAGAGTCGTCAGCAATCTTGATAGTAACACCACCAAGAGTTTTACCTAGATCGGTTTCTGATCCTGCCGTACCAAAAGCGACTTGACAGGGTCCAAGTTCGAGAGCCATAATATGTACCTCCTATTTCTCTTTGTAGAGAGCAATATTACAAGTCATAATAACTTGTTGATGCTCGTTTAGCCCAATGTAAGTTGGGGTATTAATGGGCACACAATTAAAGACATACCCAGAAGTTATCGTAAAGCCGTTGCTGTATACTAATGCGTTGTAAACCATTGAGCATTTTGCTTCTGCGGTCGTGTAATCTTCGGCGATTGACACTATTTGCAAGTTGATTCGTAACATATTGGTTTCATTTTCATATCCACCAGATTCGGCTATTACGACACCAACAGAATCATCTTGAGGAAGAAAACCTAAAAATAAATCTTGCCCTAGAACTAAAGAGGTCTTAGTATTAATATATGTTACTATATCTTTAGCTATATTCATGTCCATACCTTCTTAAGAACTAGAGCAAATGCACCCCTAAATAAAGTAAATTTAGCTGTAATATAATGTTTTCCACTTTGTGCATCTGTAAACTTACCTGGCCATTCGTGCATTAGTGCAGCAATAGGAGAATTGTACACTATTGAAATTGTCCCAAGTACAGAAGCCGGTATTGCACCATCTGACTCTCCAGATTTGAATTTATTAATGTTTGTTCTGGTTGGCGATGATATAGTACCTCCGCCTTTTCCAGTCCCTCTTCCTTTTGCCATCCAACCGTTGGGGTTAATTCCTTTTGGAGCTCCAACCATGTCTTTAGTGTGTGCGACTGAACGCCCACCAACATAAGCAACACCACTATTTCGCAACTGGCCAGTATTCCAAGGTGGTCTCGGAACCACGTTAAGAGTGAAGTCCAAGCATCTTCTTGCAATGTCGTCTGGAGCACGTTCCATCCTCCTTTGAAGCACCTCTATGTTGGCAATTACTGCGGCAAACTCATTCTTAGCCATAAGTCAATTCCCAATGAGAGAATACTCCGTCAATCCCCTCAGCACAATGAGCTGATTTGATTATATAGTTTTCGTTGTTTATTATAAGTCTGTCACCAGTATCAAACGCCAGCGAGTTCGTAGTTGTATAAATAACACCTTTACCTATTTCAATTACTTGATTATCATTGTACCCTAGTCTTGTGCGTTTCTCTATGAAGCAATTAAATGGGATCTCTGCAGATGCCGTAATTGTTCCGTAAGCGTCTTTAGACTGGGTAAACCAGATTACTGTATGTGGTTCGGTAAGAAGCATTATATTCCATCCCTAGTAAAGAAAGGATCAGGTTCTTGGATACCATCACTAAGAGAGACACCAGACTGTGAGTCAAAGCCTCGTATCAGTGCTCGTATTTCAGATGGGTCTATTGATTCCCAAATATTCCCAATCCTGATCCTTGTTCTACCACGATACTTACGCAACACCATACGAAGGACGAAAGAGCAAACTGAATACAAGCCATTAGCACCTGTCATATCAATCGCATACTCTATATCATCATCCGTGATAATAGTGGCAGGGATTTGTGTTTCACTACGAACTTCGCTGACGTTGATACTCATGAGTTAACTCCTAGTTAAGTTGCAACAGGAGAAGAGAAGAAGTAACCAAGGTCAGAAGCGACTTTCTTCATATCGTGATAATGATGAGCCTCAACACGATAAGCCATTTCTTTTTCTAACCAGAAACGACGGACGCCAAAACCTTGATCGCCATAACCAGTCCAAGTAAAGTTGTAACCAGCACTTGGATCTTCCAGACTTGGGCCGGAAGGAGCATAGAACAGAAGAGCAACATCAGCCATTACGAAAGCTTGAGCAGCAGTTGCACCATACTTAGCAGAGTCATAAACAGTGTTACAAACAACAACACGGTCAATGTTAAACAGCCGAGCCAGGATGCCTTCAGTTACATTAGCAGAGGAAGTGTACTTCAGTCGATCAGTAATCTGCTCACAGAATGTAAGAGCATCAAAAGCTGTCCGAGAAAGAAGGAGAGTGTTAGGATCGAAGCCAGTGCTTTTCTTAACAGTAGAACGAGCAATAGAAATGTCATTCAATGGAATTGCAGTAGCAGGAGTTCCCCAACCTACTGAAGGGTTACCATCAGTACCCCAAACGCTGGTAGTCATGAAGTTATTAGAAAAATCAACTTCGTCCTTGATAGCGATCTTGAGAATAACACGACGAGTTGCTGCTTTCTCAGGATTGAGAGGAGTAGGATCGTTCTCGATATTCTCGAAAGGTACATCTTCGTGAAACGAAACGTCTTCACAAGTGTAAGAATCGGTACCACGTGCGTGCGTACCACCTTTAGACTCAGTACCAGGCACACGAACTTCTGCCTCGTTCTTCATCCAGTATTCCTTGGCGTAAGTCGGAAAAGTCGCAGACAACTTATTTACAGGACACATCGGAAAGATGTTACCTGCGACAAAGCTGCTCGGATCCTGAATGTATTTCAGTCCGACTTTCGTCAGGGTTGAATTAAGTGCTGTTTGAAGTGCCATCTTATGTTACCTCCCTTAGAGAATCTTGACATTAAAGAGAATGTCTTCCGCTGCAGCACCTTCAAGAGCAACTGCCATCGTTAGACCATTATCGGTTGCATCGCCAGTAACGACAGCAAGTTTGCCGTCTGCGTCAGATTTAAGACGATCACCAATGGTGATTACTCCAGCAGCAATGCCCAATGCAGTACCACTAATCTGAACTGGCCCTTTAGTTACGCCAGCGGCAGTAGAGTCAGCCATAAGACCAACTGCACGCAGAGATGCGCTCTTGGTTCCTGCCCCGCTAACAGCCGTGCAAAAAGCTGCAGATTCGGGGACTGTCATAGTAATAAGTACCTTTCCTTGGTCGCTCATTATTCAGTACCTCCTTCGTTGTAAGAACTTGCTAGCACAGGGAATTCCTTAGCTGCAACATTAATTGCTTCTTCGATATCAATCTTGTCACGTTTTGCAACCATGACACAAGCTGCATCAAAATCTTTTGGAACCTCCGTGTCAGGAGATTCTGAAGTTGCGTTTTCTGTTTCTACAAACAGCTCGCCAGACACTTCAGTTATCTTGGCTTGGAGGGAGGCGATACGATCAGTGATTACCTGGAAATCTTCAGGATCAAGATCCATACCAACCTTGAAAAGCCCGTCAGTAGCTTCAATGTTCAGCTCTGCGAGCGTGTCTTTAACTCTGGCCTCTTTTTGCTCAAGCGCAACTTTCTCACGCTCTGCTTCGAGTGCCGCCTCTGCTACAGTTTTGTCTTCGGTCAAGGCTTGTACTTGTGTTTGAAGCCCTTCAATCAACTCACGAAACTCAGCGGGGATTTCCATCACCGGTGTACTAGCCTGTGAGTAGGCTTCAACTACTTGCTGAGGGAGTTCAGCAGCGTTAGCCGTGACCAAGTGAGCAAGCAAGTTCGTAGCTCCGAACTCTTTTACCGCTTCTTGAATAGTCACTTTGTTACCTCCTTGTGCGGATAGTTTAATTGCGTCCTCAAGGTTGCCGATTAGGTCAACAAGACCTACCTCTCTGGACTGTGCGCCGATAAACACACGACCTTCTGCCATTTTTTCAAGAACAGTTTTAGTATCTACACCACGCTGGCCAGCAACGGCATCTACAAACATGGTATAGTAGTAATCAACTGAGTCCTGAAGGTATTTCTCACTCGTCTCACTCAACGGTTCATAGGGCGATCCAAGTGCTTTGTACTTTCCTGCATATATGTGGGTAGTTTTAACACCCATCATTTTTTCACGAGCCGAGAAGTCCTTATGTGAAATGATAACACCAATACTACCTACTTGGGCAGTATCAAATGCGACAATTTTGCTTGCCGCCGAACCGATCCAATAAGCAGCCGAACACATTTGTCCGTTGGCGTATGCTACAATTGGTTTTTCTTCTTTAGCCTTAGCTATAAAGTCTGCAAGTTCTTTCGTACCGTCAACCGTACCTCCAGGCGAGTCAACATCTAGTACAATAGAAGTAATAGAATTATCATTAAGAGCATCCTGTATTTGTGCTTGCCAAGTCTGTGTAGTAGTTCCTCCAGATATTGCATCCAACCCGTACAATTTTTTGGCCACTGTTCCGTGGATAGGGATAACAGCAACATTAGGATAGCCAATATGACCAATGCTTTTTGCTGTGGAATCAGATGCAAGTTTTACCTCCACACCATCCATATGATTAACTACAATCTCTTGGATGGTACTAAGAGCTTCAGGAGTAATAGCCCAAGCCTTACTGTTAAGGAAGTTTACAATAGCACGATCCTTGCTAGTGTCTTCCACTAGTTCAAAAGTTGTGGCAGCGTTATTCTTCATGGTAACTTACTCCTGGTTTAATTGGATCATCTTTAGTATCAAAGATAATATCACAAACTACTCTTGGTAAATTGTATGGAAAAGAATCAATAAAACAAATACTATTCTCTTCCTCAAATAAGTTAGGTTGAACCTCAACTATCCTCTTCTTTAGTAGGTTTTGGAGCATTATCAGTATCCTCCTCGTTCTTCTGTTCCTTGTCCACTCCAATTTTGTCGTTTACTCCCTGCACAACACGTGTAGTAGCTACGTCTCTTTCTGGCAGAGAAGCAACTTTACGAACGTGCTCTTCAAGTTTATCATCAGGAGTTATTACGTTGAATTTGAAAAGACGACCAAGGAATGAGGCAAGATCATTTAGATTAAGTTTATTAGCACCAACTGGCTCTACAGAAGCAATCTCAGGATAATCATTTAGAAGACTTATAGCTCTTGCACCTATGAATTGCGTATTGATAACATTTGCTACCATTATTGCAAATCCCTCAACAGCTTTGTAAAAAAGATCACTTTGTACTGATGCTAATGCAAAACTACCACTATCACTATTAACACCTAAGATAAGAAATTGTGCAAGCATCGACATTGCTATCTTACCATCATAGCGAGAGATTACTGAGCCTGTGTCAAACTGCCGCTGACCGGGACTGCCCTGCAGTTGGAACGTCCAGCCTGGTTGCAGAACTAGCCCCTCCTGTTCATTACGCTTGATTTGCCTGACGATCTGCCATGCCCACAAACCAAGTGCGTTAAGAGTACCATCTGTGTTTAACAAGATAGCATCTTCTGCTGGAGTAAGAACTGGAAGCCCAGTTAGATCTCTTTCAACACCGATTGCTTCTATCTTTTCAAAATTAGTTTTATAATACCAAGATCTATATGCGTTGCGTAGGATACTTCTACCTTCAGGTCTATTGATTGTCTTATTAGTAGTAAAGTGCAAGCATTTGTTCATCTTGATTGTAGCAAGTTTACCGAGGGTAGGATTTTGCTGATCTATAGAAAGGACGTTACCATGAGGATCTCTGTTCCACTTAACTATTGTATCTTGTGGGCGAGAATACATATTTTTCCATGTAATAAGCCCATCTTCCTCTTCTTGCAAAACAACCTCAAAGACTGAATGACCGTAGACAAGAAAAAGAACTACTTCTTCTATCATCTCTTTCCAGTTTACATTTTCAAGACTCTTCTCTAAAGCACCTTTAGGATCATTTTTACACTTCCACTCAACAGCTTGGAAGGTCTTAGTGATCGCAAGCATGATGCTACCGACGATAGGATCATCGTAGTACATCTTCTTAAATTGACCAATGTATAGATCGTTAGCTAAACTAGGCTCGATCTCATCATCAATATAAGAACCAAAGTTACCTTTGACGCCCATGTAAGGAATTGCTTTATTTTGTTTTTCAGAAGATTTGTTTATAGGCTTGACATTAGATTTTGGCAAAGGTCGACTCCCTTACTAGGTTGCTGTTCATCATATAAAATGCTGAAGACCCTGCATTATAATCTTGCTGGCCAACATTAAAGTGTCTGAAAGTAGAAACCATGAGACTATCAATATAGTCAGTAGAGAATCCTAAGCGATTCCTCATTTCACGCTTATCTACAATCTGAGCAGGAACTTTATCTTGTATAAGTGCTAGTTCGCCAAACTCTTGAACATAACGATCTTCATCAGGTAATGCCATGTATTGAAAATCATCTCTTAGTCCACAATAAAGTTCAGCTCTAAGATTACGGTATGCTTGTGGGTCATTAGCTCTTGCACTAGTTACAACTTTATATACTCGTAATCCATTTACTCTACGAAGATTATCATACACTCCTATCCCCATCCCCTGATAGTCGGTATATATCTCTTCTATATTCTTTTCCTTGTACAGTCTTTCAACTTTACCTATAAGATCAAAAGTATCCGTGTGTTTTATTCTTATCGGTTTAAATATATACCATCCTTTGCGAATAGTCAAAACGGAATAGTCATTCTTGCCAGCCGCTGGGTCAAGCCCTGCTACTAATGGAGCTTGAATCATAGAAGGATCAGCGTCTTTCCATCTTGCGAACGATTCATAAAGTTCTTCAGTTGTAACAAGAAGTTCATTACCACCCCTTGGAAACTCTCCCATAACTTTAGTAAGAAAAAAGTCACTATCTTCGCCATGAAGATTCCTCATACGATCAATCCATTCCATCTGGACGAATGGTGATCTCAATGAGGAGAATGTTATGTTAGCCCATTGTGATTTATTCTTATTATGAGTATCAAAAAAGAAACCGAGATTTCTAGTAGGGTTACTAGCAAGAACACACCAGACATTTTGCTGGATCATTGAACCTTCTAAACCTTTAAATACAGGGTCTGGTACACCACTAGCCTCGTCTACTATAAATAGCAAATAAGGAGCGTGAAAGCCAGCCAACACATCGCCTAATTTGTCTTTGGAGTCCCTTGGGATTGTTCGAGCTGCAATGTACCAGTCCCTGTATCCTTCTATGTATATTTTACCTTGTATTTGATTTATAGAGTCTCTAATTTTATCGTACTTGATTCGACGTGACCACGCTTGCATTTCAGCCATCAGCAAGTCATCTAACTGGTGACCTGTAGGTGCGGTACAAACTGTTTTACTCTCTGGGAAACACGTTAAAAAGTGAAGTGCTTTAGTAGCTAGATAGCAAGTCTTACCAGTTGTTGTTCCAGATTTTATACTTATGAAATGGTCTAAAACAAATTTTTGATCTGCGATCTCTTGGTCAGGCGTAACCTGCATACCAAGCATTTCTTTGCACCAAAGAGGATAGTCATTTTGATATCGCTCAACGTACACACCACTGTCAGATAAATTCATACATCCTCTATAGCACGGCCTAAAGGCCGAAGGTCAAAAGCGGCAGGAGAGAAGAACACCAGGCAGGCCAGGCAGAGAACCAGGCAGGTTCAGCAGGGTAGTAGTGGCGGTCATTCTCCACTCTTCTTCTGCTTGAATACCATGAAGGCGATTGCTCCAAGTCCTGAAATAATCAACAAACCAAGAGTGGCAAAATTACCGTAAAACTTTTCCTGGTTATTCTTAATCCATTCAAGTTCTGTTTCCAATCTGATTATACGTTCGCAAAGTCCAAAGATTTCTGGAGTCATCACGTATCTACCTGTTCGTTGTTGTATAACCGATGCACAACAGAATAAAGCTAGAATTATGCGACATCAATTATTCTTTCGCCAGCAACCGGCTCGTTCACATCATTAGGATCATTAGTAAGAGAACGTGGCTTGTGTACTTTTGAGTCAGCCCCACCAACCACAACTTCTCTCCTTTGGTTCATTAACCACGCTCCGAACTTCTCGACAGCACCAGTCTCTTCACTCTGCGCCCTAGAGTTTATAGCTCCGAAACTTTTAAGGATAGTTGTACTGGCTCCGAGATCCCCACCTTCGATTGCAGTCACCATGTTTTCAGCGGCACGCTCTACTGCACCGAGAAGAGTCTCTTTAGCTCTCTGCACAATCTCTGTATGTTGTTCATCAATGTAATTCATAACTTTAGGATCTTTGGCCGTAATGCCGACAGATATTCCTTCTCCTATTGTTGGTTCCCTGCCGTGAAGAATCTTTGCTATCTTCACATTAGTCATTCCCATGCTCTTGAGATCACCTACTATCTTATCTCTTGGAGATAGGAATTTCTTCTTCCCCAGCCTCGCAGTACCTACACCCTCAATATATCCTATGCCACCGTTACCGTAGGTACGGAGAACTTCACATTCTTCACCTTGGACAGTGACTTTCCTGTTTTCTGCCATTTGGTAACTCCTTTCTTCTCGTCTTTCCGTATATCCAGCATGATGCTCATAGCAGTCTCCTAAGTAAGGTATTCAAATTTATCT